ACAATCGAAGGACACCGCCTGGTCGTATCTCAAGCGCTTCACCACCGACATCCCAGGTGTTGAACAGCGCGAGTCAGACCTCATGGTGCTGTTTCCAAACGGTAGCCGCGTTCGTCTATACGGCGCCGACAACTTCGACCGGCTTCGCGGCACCTACGCGGACGGCATGGTGATCGATGAATACGCCGACATAGACCCGCGCGCATGGCCTGAGGTGCTGCGCCCATCGCTCGCTGACCGCCAGGGTTGGTGTGTGTTCATCGGCACCCCGAAAGGCCGCAACGACTTCTACAAGATCCACGAGAATGCGCGCACCGATCCAGCCTGGTTCTCGCTCGTGCTGCGCGCCGACGAGACCCACATCCTGCCGCAGCACGAACTCGACGACATGCGCCAGATGCTCACCCCGGAGCAGTATGCCCAGGAGCTGCTCTGCAGCTTCGACGCCGCAGTCCTCGGCGCCTACTTCGCCAAGGAACTCGACGAGGCGCAGAGCGCGGGGCGCATCACCTCGGTGCCGTACGACCTGCTGCTGCCGGTTCACACCGCGTGGGACCTCGGCATCGGTGACAGCACTGCCATCTGGTTCTTCCAGGTCTCCCGTGCCGAGGTGCGCGTCATCGACTACTACGAGGCGTCCGGCTACGGCCTGCCGCACTACGCCGCTGTATTGACAGCGCGTGGATACAAGTATGGCACCGACTACCTGCCGCACGACGCACAGGCGCGTCAGCTGGGCACCGGCCGTTCACTCTGGGAGACGCTGCACGGCCTGACCAACCGCATCCCCCGTGTGCTGCCGCAGCAGAACGTCATGGATGGCATCAACGCAGCGCGGGTGTCGATCGGCTCAGCGTGGTTCGATGCCGACAAGTGCCACGACGGCCTCGAGGCGCTGCGGGCCTACCGCGCTGACTATGACGACAAGCGCAAGGCGTTCACCGATCGGCCGCGGCACGATTGGGCCAGCCACGGATGCCTGACTGGCGATGCGATGGTCCTGACGGACATAGGACTGCGCCGTATTGACCAGATGAAGGCTGGAGACCGAGTCTGGACGCCGGCAGGGTATGCCTTGGTCGAGTGGGCCGGTGTGGTGAAGCGGACAGCCGAACTTGTGCAGATCGAACTGGCTGACGGCCGCAGACTTACATGCACGCCAGAGCATAAAATAGCGACCAGCCGTGGTTTTATTCGCGCCGATGCTTTGCGCTATCTGGATAGCGTGTTATCTGGTAACGAATGGCAAAGCTACCTGATAGGATTGTGTTCGAGGGTCACGTCTACCGGCTATCGGGCAATTATTACCGCCGCCATAAGTGGAGTGAGGCAGGACCGTCCAACCTTCATCGCGCGGTGTGGGAGCATCACAACGGCGCTGTGCCGGATGGTTGCGAAATCCATCACCGGGATGGAAACCCGCTCAACAATGCTCCCGGCAACCTTGAGTGCGTCGATGCTTCAGAGCATCAACGACAGCATGCGTTGGAACGTCGCGCTCGTGGCGAGCTCGTCGACCCAAGTGAATTTTGTCGCCAGCAGGCCGCTGAGTGGCATGCCAGCCCGGAAGGCATCGAGTGGCACCGGCAGCACGGAAAGGCGGTCTGGAGCACGCGCAAATGGGTCACTGTCGCTTGTCAACAATGCGGTCAAAGCTTTGCTACGCCTTATCCGACGCGAGCAAAGTGGTGTCATATCAATTGCAAAATGGAAAACCTACGACATCGCCGCGGACGCCCAGTGGGTTTACGACCTGACCGTAAAAAGCCACGCCTGCTATCAGGCAAACGGATTGTTGGTCAGCAATAGCGATGCGTTCCGCTACCTTGGTCTGGCGTGGCGCGAGATGCAGCCGGAGAAGCCCAAGCCACCGCCGGCGGATAGCTGGAGCAGGGCTTTCGAGCGGGCCTCGCAGAGCAACGTGGAAGCTTGGCGAATAGCCTAGCGTGCCTCCAATGCCTCGACGCGGCGGGTGATTGCGTCCAACTGATGCTGGATGTCGGTGTCAGCCTCGGTGCGATCCAGCAGCAGCCGCTGGCCAGCCAGCAACGCACGCTCGACACGCTCCAATCGGCGCTCGATGCCAACCAGCCGGCCGGTAACGTCGCGCTGCTGCTCTAGCATCCGCTCCATCAGCGACTGCAACAGTTCGAGCGAGGGTTCAGGCATCACTTGGCCTCCTGCTTCAAGGCGCCAACCTAGCGCCAGCCACATCGAGAGACACGTCTCAAAAGTATGTCGTCCGCAAAGTCCGTTTATCGGACGGAACGGCCACACCAGCATCGTCTAGACCAATCGGCGGATTGTCGGGGCGACGGAAACCACCCGATGTGCCGAACCCTATTCGTGCCGATCCACGCGAACCAACCCTGTGCACATAGCAACATCAGTGGTTTAGCATGACCGACACCACCACCATGAACGGCGCCCAGTTCCGCCGCCATGCCGGCGCTGATCCGGAGATGTGGGCCGGGGCGTTCCTCGCCGCCTACGCCCAGGCCGGCGCTGATGGCGTGCGCACCGACGCCGATCGGCTGGCGTTCGTGGCGCAGTGGTTCCGCGATGCGCAGGAGGCCGCCGTCGCTGCCAACTGGCGTGACGGGCTGCAGCAGGCACTGGCGACGCCGCGCGACAAGCCATCCTCGTTCGCTGAATTGATGGCGACGCCTGAGTTCCAGGCGATCAAGAGGAAGTTCGAGGAGCGCGCTGCTCAAGCCGACGCCGTGGGCCGCCTCGTGCCGCCCGCTGGCGAGCAGACGCTGGATGCCAGGGCGAACGCGGCGAAAGACCAGGCAGCAGCCCCCACCCAATAGCCTCCTGAGGCTCCATTGAGCGACACAGCCTACCGCATCGCCGCACCGGAGGACGACGCGCCGGGCGCTGCCAGCGCCGACGCTGAGTATCCGCGCGACCTCGACGAGCTGCACGACCGCCTCGTGCGCTGGTTTGAGGAAAGCGAAATGGCGCGGCAGGACGAGATAGCCCTCGCCGAGCGTGATCGTTCATACTACGATGGGGAGCAATGGACTAAGGATGAACTAAAGCTACTAAAAGAGCGCGGACAACCTGCTATTATTATTAATAAGGTCCATGACAAAGTCGGTCTGCTCTGCGGGATGGAAAGAAAGGCAAGAACAGACCCGAAGGCATTTAGTCGTACTCCAGCAGAAGAAGATAGGGCTGACGCAGCTACGCAGGCTTTACGATACATAGCGGACGACAATAGCTTCTCATTGGTTCGCAGTGCCGTTTATGAAAATATGTTAGTTGAAGGAGCCGGAGCTGCCGAACTCGGCCTTGAGGACGATGGCCAGGGCGGCGCCAACATCACGATAACCCATGTGCCGTGGGATCGCGTCTGGTATGACCCGCATTCGCGGTCCCTCGACTTCTCCGATGCGCGCTACAAGGGGCTCGTCATCTGGACCGACCGCGACCAGTTGGAGGCCGACTATCCCGACGCCGACGACGTGATCGAGGCGTCGTTCTCATCCGTTGACTTCTACTACAACGACCGGCCGGAAACCGCGTTCTGGACCGATAACAATCGCCGGCGCATCAGGTTGGTGCAGTGCCACTGGGACGAGCGCGGCACATGGTGGCAGGCGACCTATACCAAGCACGGGCTGCTGGCCAAACCGCAGCGCTCGCGCTTCAAGGACCGTAAGGGCAAGAGCACCTGCGGGCTGATCTTGCAAAGCTCCTACATCAACCGCGAGAACCAGCGCTACGGCATGGTGCGCGGCCTTATCAGCCTGCAGGACGAGATCAACAAGCGGCGCTCCAAGGCGTTGCACCTGCTGTCCGTGCGCCAGGTGGTGGCAGAGCAGGGCGCGGTGCCCGATGTCGACAAGGCCCGCCGCGAGGTCGCCAAGCCGGATGGCTACATCGAGGTGATGCCGGGGCTGAAGTTCGAGATCGAGCAGACCGCGGACTTGGCCGCCGGCCAGTTCCAGCTGCTCCAGCACGCCACCGCCGAGATGCAGCTTTCTGGGCCGAACGCGGCGATGTCCGGCACCGATCCGCGGGAACTGTCCGGGCGGGCGATATTAGCGCAGCAGGCAGGCGGGGCGGCGCAGAACGAGCCGCTTGCCGACAGTCTCCGCTACTGGTCACGGCGTGTATACGAGTCATGTTGGCAAGCAGCCAAGGAATACTGGACCGGTGGGAAGTGGGTCAGAGTGACCGATGACCTCAACGAAACCAGGTGGGTGGGAATTAACCGGCCTGTGAGATTGATGGATCGTCTAGCCGACATGGACCCGCAACATCGGGCTATGATCATGCAACAGATGCAACTCGTTCCCGGTGATCCACGGCTACAGCAGGTCGTTGGTATAGAGAACGACATAAGTAGTCTGGACATCGATATAAGCATTGAGGAGGGAATTGACATCCCAAGCCTACAGCAAGAACAATTCGCCACACTTGTCCAGATCGCCAGTATCCAACCTGGCCTTATCCCCGGCGACGTGCTGATTGCCGCCTCTGGATTGAAAGATAAAGACGCGCTGTTGGAACGGATGAAAGCGCATCAACAACAGCAGCAACAGGTCCAACAGCAAGCAGGCCAACTCGCCACACAGCATGCGCAGGCTGACATCCAAGGCAAACAAGCGAAAGCGGCCGCTGATGCTGCGTTGGCCAAGGAGCGTACCGTGAATGCGGCGCGCAACCTGCACGACGTGCACGCCGATTTTACTGCACCACCCTATGGCCAGTCATGGGTGGCGCCTGACGCGCCATCAGGGCCTATGGCCGCGCCGGAACCGCAGATGCAGCCGGACATAAAAGCGGCACACGACCTAGCCGACCTCAGGGCCAAGCATGCCAAGGCAGCAGTGGATGAGGCCAAAGTGGTGCACACGCGAAATCAGGCTGTTGGAGAGATTGCGGATACGCACAACACGATGGTCACGACGAACCGACTTCTTAGGACGCCCATCCCGCAGCCTGCATCGCCGGGCGGCGGGCCTTAACTGAAGCGTGCAAATTCGCCATGAAGCCGCTTGGCCGCTGCGACATAAGCCGCATAAGCCTCTTCCTTGGTGTCGAATATCCCAAGATACCTCTGATGATTGTTTGCTGTAATGGTTGCTATCCATCTCTCTCCGTGTTTGGAGACACCCTTAAACCCACTGGTGTTGGTTGATCTAATGCGGGTGTTGCTGCCGTTCTGACGGCGTGTTGCG